CAAGGGAGGTAGCGGCCGCTGGACCGTATTGCATCGAGATGAATTTCGGTGTATTTATTGTGGAAGAGCGCCCTGGAATACTCCAGACCTCGTTTTGCATGTTGACCATATCCATCCTCACTCCAGCGGAGGAAGAGATAATTTGAGCAACCTAGTTACTAGTTGTGCCGACTGCAATTCAGACAAGAGTGACACACGACTAAAAAACGAAGCTGAGATTAAACAGATCGTAGAACAAAGAAACAGAGAGCAGGAACTGAGCCCCAAAAGAATCATTAAACTTCACAGGTAGCACAATGAATGTAATAAAATACTTAAGTCCGCTTCTAAAGGAGCCTAAACTTGTAGACGATCTGCCAGTTATAATTCGTGTGAGAAAGTTCGACGAGGTATCCGCCAGAGATTTTTCTACGGCCATGAGAAAAGCACAAAACACAGGCCAGCCAGTGGTGCCCGTGATTATCGATAGTTATGGTGGCCAAGTATATAGCCTAATGTCAATGATATCCGATATTAAGCACTCTAAGCTTCCAGTCGCCACTATCGTTCAGGGAAAAGCCATGTCTTGTGGTGCCATTCTGTTTAGTTTTGGAGCAGAAAATCATCGCTATATGGACCCAGACGCTACACTGATGATTCACGATGTGAGTTCTATGAACTGGGGCAAGGTTGAGGAAATAAAGGCCTCCGCCGCGGAAACAGAGCGGCTCAATAAAAAGGTTTATCAAATGATGGCTAAAAATTGTGGGCAGTGTAAAAATTATTTTCTTGATATAATCCATGAAAAAAGTCACGCTGATTGGTTTCTGGATATTAAGGAGGCCGAGAAGCACAACCTAGCAACGCATAGACATATCCCAGAACTTAAAATTGAAGCAAGGGTTAGCTTTAAGTTTGAATAAAAAGCTTGACTTTAATGAATGAAGATGTTATATTTTATAGGTAACAAAGGAGGGCTTAATGGCCACAACAAATGAAGAGAAGAAACAATACGTCAAGGAGTATATTCGCTCCCTTAAGACAATCGAAGACTGTATTGAACCGTACCAAGAACAGAAGCGCGAACTGCGCTCCGAGTTCCGAACCAATGGCTGGCTCAACACGGACGAGATTCGGGCAGCAGTAAAGGCATATCGTCTTTATAAGCACAAGTATGATATGGAAGAGATAATGGAAAACTTTGAAACGATTTCGGGAGGAACCAACGCATGAAAGGAAACGATATTTACGATGTGAAAGAAACCAAAGAATCTTTACACATCATTAGAAAGAAATATAATCAAACCAAGCTAGACGATAGTTTTCAGCGCCGCGGTGGCGTGGAGCGTGGCTCCGGCTGGACAAAGAAGGCGTCAGAACAGTACATGGAGTCTGTGTTTGCCGGGGCGGTGTTTAATAAGATAATGACCGCCGAGGTAGAGTCGTGCCATCGCTATGCGGTCGATATTGAGGATGAAGAATCCGAAAGATATTTTAAAACACTAATAGATGAAGGTTACAAATACGTTAGTATAGATGGGAACAATACTTCTAGCACATTTAATGCGTATCTTGACAACCAGTTCCCGGTTTATACTGATTTAGATCCAGCTACTCGCGGCCGAGGAAAAAAGAAGAAGTATTTTAAAGATTTGTCGGAGACAGAGCAAGATGATCTGCTTTACACGGAAAAACTGACATACTATACATTCCGCAAAATCGGAATTATTGAGATGTGTAGCCTTTTTCGAAGAGAGAATACGTCAACCCATCTCAACAAGCAAGAATATCGCCAAGCTAGGTGGTCTGCCATGGCTAAATTTATCAGAGATATCGCCAACGAGCCACAAAATAGACTGATTTTCGAAAACCTAATGGCGTTGTCCGCCGCAGACATGGATAAACGCAAGCATGAGGAGTCTTTAGCACAATTTGTTTACAAGCTGGCGACCACATATACGCTTGATCCCAACGCTAAACACTTAGATGAGTTTTATGATCAAACCCCTGAGTTATCGACTAAAACAATGAATCTTGTCGCATCTGTTATGAAAGATCTGTCTTCGATTGCGAAAGAGGTTAAGTTAATTAAGAGCCACAAGCTCCCGTCGGGCGTAATGCACGTTCTTTTTGATTTAATCGCACACATTAATTCAGATTCAGAGTTAAAAACAGTAAAGGTTGCAGATCATGAACGATTTATGGAATGGTTTTTAGAAACAGATCAGGCGTTTAGACAACTATCATTAAAGATCTCCGAGGAAGAACGAAGCGAGAAGTCCTACATCTACTGGACCGCTGTATATACGCAGAAGCACGCGCTTTTGAAAAGCTTAAACTTGTTCCGTCAAGTGCTAGTAAGAGATCTTGAAGATATGTTGGAGGATGACATTCTTGAATGCCGGAGAACGAGCCAAGATGCGTTTACCACAGCGCAGAAGATAAAACTATTTTATCTGCAAAATCGCAAACTGAGATCTGGCCAAGAAGTTTCCATTTTGGATCTTTACACCGGCAACCTAGAAGCAGATCATATGATATCCGTTAAAGATGGCGGTAGTACGACAATTGATAATGGAGAACTGATGACGGTTTACGATAACCGCCAGAAAGGCGCCGCATCTAATCAACCACATTTTAATCACCAGAAGGGGCAATAATATAATGAATAAAAACACACAAGTAGTTATGTTCTCATCTAAGACCGGTGAATGGTCAACCCCCCAAGATTTTTTTGACAAACTAAATTGGAGATTTGGTCCCTTTAGCTTAGACCCGTGCGCAACCATTGATAATACAAAATGTGCAAATTTTTTCACAGAAGCTGAGGATGGGCTTTCTAAAAGCTGGGAAGGCTTTAAAGTATTTGTTAATCCTCCTTATGGCCGAGGAATTGATAAGTGGATTAAAAAGGCATATGAAGAATCGCGCAAAGATAACACAATGGTTGTGATGCTTATTCCAGCTCGTCCCGATACTAAATATTGGCATGATTATGTTATGAAAGCTGACGAAGTATATTTTATTAGAGGACGCTTAAAATTTGGCGACAGCGAAAATAGTGCCCCGTTCCCTTCGGCGGTTGTGGTGTTTGATGGCTCAAACTTATCACAGATATTTGGAGCAATGAATAGATGAATCGCAGAGAAAGGCGTGCAATGGAAAAAAAGATGGGGAAGGAAGTCTCAAAAAATCTTTCCGAAAAAATTTCCCAGTTTAACAAACTACCTGAACGCTGCGATGCATGTCAGAATTCATTTGACAAAAAAGATATGGCCATGATCCAATCATGGTCAGTCGTGGTTAAGCAAGAAACCGTAAGGTTGTTTTGCCCAGACTGCATTAAGAAAACACAGGAGGCTATAGATGCCAGTCCAGAGATTATCGAAAGATTCGCTAAGCAAGATTCTTAGCGGAGATATACGAGAAGACTCAACATGCGTAGTAAAATTTTATTCCAATGGTTGTCATATGTGTCACAGCTTAAGTGATTATTATCATGAAATTTCAAATGATGAGAAATATGGCGATTTGCATTTTTTTGCATTTAACGTCGATGATTACCCTGAGATAGAAAAAGTAATGAAGTTCAATGGAGTGCCAACTATTTTTGTTATTCATTCAAACATTGGAGCCCGGAAGCCGAAGCTTAGGCTATTAGCAGATCCGCCCGAACCCAATGATAAAACTTGGTACAAAGTCAAAGATATTCGAAATTTTATTGAAAGGGAGGCCTTATGAGACAGACAATTTGTTATGACGATGTTCTGTTGGTACCCAAGTATTCTGACATCCGCTCTCGAAGTGAGATAGATATTTCAGCAGACTTAGGAAAAGGATTAAATTTACAAGTTCCAGTAATTGCGTCCCCTATGGATACAATATCTGAACAAAAAATGGCGGCAAAAATGTCCGACTGCGGCGGTGTCGCCGTTGTGCACAGATATAATACAATCGAAGAACAAGCACGTTTCATCTCTAAAGCAAAGGAGGTCTCCAATAATTTAACGGTGGGTGGCGCCATCGGAATTAGTGGAGATTATTTAAATCGAGCCGCCGTGTTAAATGCAATTGCTGTAGATTTTATTTGTGTAGATGTTGCCCATGGCCACCATATTGCGATGAAAGAGGCCATGGCGGCCCTTCGTTCTTTGTTGGGAGAAGATCTTCATATCATGGCCGGAAATGTTGCCACGCTAGAGGGCGTAAATGATTTGGCCGATTGGGGAGCTAACTCCGTAAGATGTAATATTGGAGGAGGGTCTATCTGCTCCACCAGAATTCAAACGGGCCACGGTCTACCCGGGCTGCAGACAATCTTTGATTGTGCACAAACCGACAGAGATGTAAAAATAATTGCAGATGGGGGCATTAAAACATCGGGTGACATTGTAAAGGCCCTCGCCGCCGGCGCCGACGCTGTTATGGTGGGGTCATTGTTGGCTGGAACAGATGAAACCCCCGGCGACATCATGACCGACAAAGATGGCCACCGCTGGAAGCTTTATAGAGGGATGGCCTCAAAGGAAGCACAAATCAGTTGGCGTGGAAAATATTCTTCTTTTGAGGGAGTCTCTACCACGTTGCCTTATCGTGGCCCCGTTACGCCAATCATGGACGACATCGAACGGGGCATTCGTTCTGGGCTTTCTTATTCGGGCGCCCGGAACATAGGTGAACTACACGCGAAAGCAGAGTTCGTGGGACAAACAGCAGCCGGCTTTAGCGAAAGCAAAACTCACATTACCAAGAGGAAGTGGTAAATGGACCAGCAAGATTCTTATGGTAAAAACAAAAAGAGAATTGTTTTTTCTGACACAGACCATCGCCACGCTCAGCTTATTCTTCGTTTAAAGCATGATGGTCTAAAGCAGTCGGCTTTTTTTCGAAACATTATCACGGGGTATCTTGAAGGAGATGAAAGAATTCTTGATTTTGTTACGGAAATGGCCGGCCTCTCCAAACAGCGGAAAAGCAAAAATCGTCGGCTTATAGAGCAAGGAAATGAAAACCTACATGATTTGGGGTTAGCAAAAGAACAAATAGAAGACATATTTGATTTAATAGCCGAGGAACACCCCGACCTATGAAAGACGGCTTGTTGAAGTGCGGCAGAAAGTGTAGAAAAAGTAAAACAAATTGCAGCCAAATTGATTGTAAATATTTTATAGATTTTAAAGAAGAACAGAATTGTTGTTTAATTTCAATTTATGAAAACGGAGGTATGACTTTAAGGCAGATTGGAGATCGTTTGGGAATCTCTTTTGCGAGAGTCAAACAGATAGAAACAATAGCGCTTAAAAAAATGAAAAACAGTCGTCTAATTTCTTAGTTATTTTTGGACATTGTAAATGTGAATACTACTTATATGTGGAATTCTAAATTTAAGGAGAAAGAATCTATGTCCCGTAAGACACTTTTAACAGAAGCCGAAATCCGCCAATTTATGAAGCTGGCCCGGCTCGATAGCATTGGCGCACCGCGCCTGGAAGAAATGGGGATGTACCCCGGCCAACGTGATGAGTTAGACGTTGAGGAAGAGGAAGAAGAGGATGTCGACATGGCCGGCGGTCTTGATGTTGGTGATGCCGGCGACGAAGAGGGCGAAGAAGGCATGGAAGACCTCGAAGGCGAAGAAGGCATGGAAGACCTCGAAGACGAAGAAGGCATGGAAGACCTCGAAGGCGAAGGGCAAATGCTCTCCGTTGATGTGTTCATGGACGCGCTGGAAACTGCGCTTGAAGACGCACTTAAAGATGCCGGCATGGGCGAAGAGCCTGTC